TATTAGAAGATTTTACAGTAACACATAACACATATTCATTAGCTCAAGCATTTGTGATTAAGTTAATGAAAGAAGAAGATAAGGTACTAACTATATGTCGTAAGACATTACCTAGTTTAAAAACATCTGTTATGCGAGACTTCTTTGAAATTTTAAAAGATCAGGATATATATGATGAAACGAAGCACAATAAATCGGATCATACATATAGACTCCATAATAACCTCGTTGAGTTTATTTCATTAGATCAACCACAAAAGAAAAGAGGAACTAAACGAGATTATCTTTGGATGAATGAAGCGAATGAGTTTCAATTCGAAGACTTTATGCAGCTTAATATGAGAACTACAGGGAAAGTTATATTAGATTATAATCCATCAGATGAGTATCATTGGATATATGATAAAGTACTATCGAGAGAGAATTGTATATTTATTAAATCAACTTACCTTGATAATCCTTTCTTAGATAAAGACTTAATAACAGAAATAGAAGCACTTCAAGACATAGACGATAACTATTGGAAGATATATGGTCTTGGTGAGAAGGGTGAGTCAGCAGTCACTATATACACTAATTGGGATATTATAGCTGAATTCCCAGAAGATAATGAATTGGATGACATAGTATATGGAATGGATTTCGGATTTAATCATTCATCAGTCGTATTGAAGGTAGGCATAAGAGGTCGAGACATATATATAGATGAGATGCTATATCAAACTAAGCTTACGAATGGAGACTTAATAGATAAATTGAAAGAGATTATCCCAGAAGATAAACGTGATATATCGTTATTGAAAGCTGATAGTGCTGAACCAGATAGAATAGAAGAGATAAATAGAGCCGGGTTTTGGTGTGAAGGGGCAAGAAAGGGACCGGGATCTATTAAGGATGGTATAGATACAGTTAAACGATTTAAGATCCATATAACAGAACGAAGCACTAATACTATAAAAGAAGAGAAAGGATATAAGTGGAAAGTAGATAAGAAGACAGGACAAACATTAGACGAACCTGTTAAGTTTATGGACCATGCACAAGATGCTAAGCGTTATGCAATAGGAGATATGGAACCAGATATTATAGGGCTCATTAAAGGTGGTGCAGACGTAGGAAGAGATAGAGAAGTAGCCCCAGAAGAGAAAGAGTCGAGTTATTCAGGGGCCGGAGCAGAAAGGGATACAGAGGAGATGGATTGGTGATGAATGATGATGGTTGCGATGCTAGATAGAACAGGAGGATTAAAATGAGTAAATGTAAAGTTGAAGTGTTTATATGTGATGTGTGCGGAAAAGAGAACGTGTTACAGGATTACCAATGTGAGTGTGGTAACATTAACGATATGAGGTTTACAACAGAGATTCTAAAAACTAAGAAGAATAATATAGATAAAGAATTAAAAGAACAAGCGAAAGAAGAGCATACGGAGGTAGAAGATGATGAAACTACTACTCCTGGTGATGCTATTAACGATAGCAATAGTGTTCATGAGGGACATACTCAAGAAATTATAAAAGAGCATAATGAATTAGATATTAATAATGATGGTGTTGTAGATGCCAAGGATGCTAGTCTTGCAGGTAAAGTTCTTGCTGATAGTAAGAAACAGAAAAAGAAAAAAGGTTTATTGAATAGGTTTAAAAAGAACAAGGATAGATAATGTCAGCTATGGTATTAACCTTTGATCGTTTAACTAAGAAAGAACAAGATGCGTTAGTACTAGCTTGTCGTTATTTTAATATTTTAGGAATATGTAGGGTTATTTATTCAATCCTAAAAAGACGACGTCAGTTTGAAATAGAAATGGAAAACATGTCAACGTGTCGAGGAAAAGATAAAACTCCTCATGAGATTATGGCATCAATTAATACTTTAGAAGACTTAAGGAGTATATGGTGATAGATCCCTATTCAATGCAATCATATAAAAAAATAAATAAAGTTCCTATTACTGATAGTCAGCTTATGGAAGAAGTAAGCAGCAATCAATCTTCTTTATTCGCTAACAATGCGTTCTATAAATTTAACCCCGATAGTTTGGTAGGTAAAAAGGGATTAAAAGTTTATAAGCGAATGAAAGAGGATGATCAGATTAAGGCATGCTTGACTATCAAGAAGTTTGCTAGGATGTCTACTAAATGGGAAATAAAGGCCGGGGATGCAGACGATAAACAAAGTGTTGAAATGGCAGAGTTTGTAGAGTTTTGTTTTAAGAGGATGAAAGGTACATTTGAGAAAAGTTTAATTGAAATTCTCTCAGCATTAGACTACGGCTTTAGTTTGACTGAAAAGGTATTTGGTATATACCCAGATGGTCCTTTTAAAGGTAAGATTGGTTTAGTGAAGTTAGGTAATAGAGAACCCTTCGGATATAATTTTAAAACTGATGCACATAACAACATCATAGGTGTTACATTTGACTCGGCTGTCTCTACGGAAAGTGCGGGGAAGAATGTATTAGGTAGTAATGATAATCCATTACCTCCAGACAAGTTTGTTATGTACTCTTATAATTCAGAGCATGGCAATCCATACGGACAAAGCGATCTAAGGGCAGCATATAGAGCATGGTGGAGTAAGGATCTAAATATTAAGTGGTGGAATATATTTAATGAAAGATTCGGTTCTCCTACTGTTGTCGCTAAGTACCCAGCTAATGCTAAGGGATTAAACAAGAAGACAATGCAAGCAGTTGATGAGATCCTTAGGAACTTACAATCAAAGAGTGGTGTTAGGATACCGGACTCAATAGCTCTTGAGTTGCTCGAAGCAAAGAGACAAGGAAAGAATACTTATGGTGATGCTATTAATGAATATGATAAACAAATTGCAAGAGCTTGCTTAGTACCAAGCTTATTAGGCTTTGGTTCTGGTAAAGAAGGTGGAAGCTTTGCATTAGGTAAGAAACACTTTGACGTATTCCTTTTTGTTCTTGAAATGCTTGGAAGAGATATAGAAGAAACTATTGTAGGTGAGCAAATAATAAAACCTCTTATAGACCTTAATTATGGTGAAGTTCCTGTAGAATTAATGCCAAGGTTTGAATTTGAAAGCCTTGTTGATGATGACACCAAGTCAAGATCTGAAGTACTCAAACAATTGGTTGATGCCGGGTTAGTTGATAATAGAGAACAATGGACAAGAGAATATTTAACGTTACCAGAAAGAAATTTAAAAGATTTTCCATATACAACTCCGATTGGAGAGCCTTCTAAAAAATCCGTTCCTCCTTTGGGAGGAGAAAATGATGAAGGCTCTCCACCTCTCCCCCCTAATGACCCAGTCAAGAAGGATATACCAAATAAGAAGAATATACCTCAAGATAAAATTGACAAGGTTAATGATAAGGGTAAAATGCAGTTAAATAGAACTGTTAACAAGTTTGAAAAGTATACTGATTTTAAACAAATAGAAAATGATATGGATTTAATGGCTGAAGCGTTAGTAACCGCTTTAACTCCTATAATAGAGACATGGAAAAAAGATATATTAAAGAAATCAGATAAGTTACTTCGTGAAAAAGATATAAATGGAGTAAACAAACTTCAGATAAGAGGGGTAGGAGAGTTTAAAACAACATTACGTAACTATACCTGTAAAACTCATTTAGATTCTAAATTACATGCTATAGAGGAAATAGGACGTGGTGGATTTGACGTTACAATTAAGACTAAGTTTGGATTAATGAACTTAGCTAATTTTGCATTAGAGCCATGGGAACCTTTACCACCTAGAGAAGCGATAGATTATTTTAATAAGAAAGTTATTGTTACTACCACAGTAAACGGTAAGAAGAAAACATTACCATTAGGTAAGACAGCAGAATTGAATTATTACGATAAAAGAGCGTTTACTGTAACAGGTATAGAAAGTGAATATATACTTAATCAATCAAAACTTATTATAGAAAGAGGAATCAAAAATGGCTTATTAAAGAAATCAATGAATGAATTAGATACTTTATTCACTAAATATTTAGCAACTGGGGAACTTGTAGATGGTAAAATAGTAAGTCCTGCTAGATTAGAGGCAATGGTAAGAACGAATATAAACGAAGCCGTTAATGAGGGTCGTATGAGCATGTACAAGGATCCTGATGTAGCAAAGGAAGTACCTTATTTAGAATGGAGTTCTGTATTAGATAGTAGAACAACAGCATACTGTTCAGAGATGGATGGTAAAGTATTTAAAGTTAATGAAGTTGCTGCACCACCAGCACATTTTAATTGTAGATCAACTACTGTTCCAGTAACAAGTGCTTACATAGAAGATGTAGGTGGAGTAGAAGTAGATGATTGGGATAAAGCTAATGCTGAAACAAAAAGAGGTGTAGGATTTAGAATAGAACCATTAGAGGACACATATCCTATAGTAAGATGTCCATTTCTTGGATGTGGAAGTGAGAATATAGAGTTAGTAGCATATGTAGAAGGAACAAGTACATATAGATGTGAAGATTGTTTAGGTAGATTTAGAATTACTCCACCAGGAGATATATACTTCTGGGAAGCAGGAGAAGAGAGATGGATAAAACAATCAATTAGGAATGCAGGGTTATTATGACACTACCTAACTGGTGGAGCTAAAAGTATTAAATCTGACAACTCTCCAGTAGGAGACATTTATCAGATAGATAAAGGTAGTGATTTAGATTTAACAACATATGCTGCTTTTACTATGTGGATATATGTTGATAAGGATTGGAAACTAGGAGATACAGTAGATTTTTATGGTTGGGAAACTACTGGTGGAACTCAAGTCGGAACTAAGGTAGATTTGAGTGATTATTTTGATTACTCGGATTTTGATACTTGGCATAAGATTACAATACCATTATCAGATATGGGTTTGACAGGTTTAACTATAGATTCTATTAGAATAGAACAAGAATCTGCTGAAGGTAAAGCTCCTAAGTATTATCTTGATGATATTCAACTAGAAGAAACTGGTGATCCTATTACATTTGAACTAAAGCCAGACTTAGGTACTTGGTTATTAGTTAAAGGTTTTCAAATAGTATGTGCAGCTACTTATGATAGCACAGAAGCTAGTTCGTCAATGCCAAACATTCCTTATGATACTTTACTTGGTGTCTCAATAGCATCAGGTATTAATTATAAAAGAATAGAAAATGAAGTTACTATAAGTGCAGCAACAATATCTAAGTTTGTTGACTTTATGGGTTTGAGCAATGCGACTATCTCAGGACAAGGTGGTAACGCAACAAGTACATGGATAGCTGTTAATGTTCAGTTTAATGAAGAAGTTGTACTTAAAGCGGAAGATGAAGACAAGATGACACTTACAATAAATGATGATTTGTCAGGACTATTATATCTTAGGGTTGGAGCAGGAGCTAAAGTAGAAACTAGGAATAGTTAGGATACGAGTAAATATGGGATTAATAATAATAACTATATTTTTAGGATTAACAACAGCAATAGTTCTCTTTGCGTGTGGTAGAGATTACTATAAACTGGATGCAACAACACTTTGGAGATAAAGATGGAGAATGATTGTAAGTTCGAAGGAAGAATTATAGAGATGGCTGGTGATATTAAAACGTTACTTGCAGAATTTAAAAATATGAATGGGAGATTACTTACAACTGCTAATGGGTTTAAAAAGCATGATGACGAGTCTGCTGACTTTAGAGATAAAGTAAATATGTTATGGGCTGTAATGCACTCAGCAAAATGGGTAATTACTGTTGTGCTTAGTGGCGGTGTTTTAGGTGCAGTAATAATGAAAATAATGGAGAAAAGCTAATGGCAAACAAAACTTTTACAACAATGCAATCAAATGTTGGAACTATGGTACAAGATACTTCTACTACATTTGCTGCTATCATTGGTACATTTAT